TAAATAATATTGAACTGCTCGTTCTTTATAATCTTCACTTTTATGATGCGTCATATAAAAATATAACATAAAAAACTTAAAAATATATTCATTATATACCTTAATTATATAATGAATATGGAAAATGAAAATATATTATTGAAACAAAAAATAGAAAGTTTAGAAAAACATGTAGTGGAATTAGAAGAACATTTGAAAAAATACACGAATAGCACAAGGCATCTAAAATATTATGAAAATAATAGCGACAAGGTTAAAGAACGAACAAGAAATTATGTGGACAAATTAAAAAGTGAAAATCCAGAAAAGTTGAAAGAATGGAGACGAACTTATTATTTGAAACGAAAAGAAAAAATGAAGGAACAAACAAGTGATACGGTTTAAAACATATCATATTCTCCATTTTTACATAAATATATATTAACGATTTCATCGCCATTTTTGATTTCTTCAATCGCATCGCACAATTCTTTACACCAATCATAAGTATCATTTAGAACATCCTCTTGTAATAGACGAATAACTGAATAACCATTATCATTAGCACATTTTTCTTTGTATTTATCATTTTCAAATTGTTCTTCTGATGACAACCAATTCATTATTTGTCTAAAATGTTGTGGTCCATCTAATTCAATAATAATTTTGTGTTCTGGAATACAGAAATCAAATGGCAAGTATGATATTTTTACGCACCATTCTTTTTTGAATTGTGTTATAACTGATGGATATACTTGTTTAATATTTTCATATAATTTTGCTTCCGTTTTATGTTTACATAAAGGACACCCATTTCGGTTTAAATGATTATTTGGTTTCTGTTCAAAGTCACCGTGTTTATTACAAGTGATAATCACTTTTGTTTGATTATTTATATAATCTGTTTTTGAATAATCATATTTGTCTCCATGAATTAATTTGGATTTTTCAATAAACTCAACTGTATCGTATCTATAATGTTTTCCACATTTTTGACATCCATTTCCTCTTAAATGAATGTTGGCATATTGCTCGAACTCTCCGTGTATTTTACAAATAATTATAACTTTTTCATTTGATTTATTATATTCAACCATTGAATAATCATATTTGTCTCCATGCTTTTCTATTGATTTTTGTATAAAGTCGGTTGTGTTGTATGTAATTTTATTAGAACGGATGTAAATCGCACATTTATTGCATCCAGATGGGCGAAGGTGTTTATTTGGCGTTTGTTCAAACTCTCCATGTGTTTTACAAATAATAATTACTTTTTTGTTTGCTTTTTTGTATTCAACTTTTGAATAATCATATTTTTCACTGTGCATTAATATTGCTTTTTTTATAAACTCCTCTGTGTTGCACGTGCGTTTTTCAGAACGGGTATCAATTCCGCATTCCTTACACCCATCACCAGTAATATGACAACTTGCCACTTGTTCGAACTCTCCGTGTTTTTTACAAATAATAATTACTTTTTCTTTTGCTTTTTTGTATTCAACTTTTGAATAATCATATTTATCGCCGTGCATTTCTATTGCTTTTTTTAAAAAATCTTGATTATCTGATTTATATGTTTTAGAACAAAACGGACAACCACATCCTCCCAAATGACTATTTGGTTGTTGTAAAAATACACCATGTTCAACTTTTTTACAAATAATAATTATTTTTTCTATTGCTTTTTTATAGTCAACTTTTGAATAATCATATTTATCACCATGAACTAATAATGCTTTATGAATAAATTCTTTTGTTTTATCAGTTTGTTCCATTTTAAATTATACATTACTATCAAAATTACTTTATATTTCAATTTTATTATAATATAATAATTATAGCGTAAAATACTTAAAAATATAATCTTTAGGTATATTATAATGGGAAAGAAAAAGAAGACAGAAGAAACCGCCCAACCAAAGAAAACAACCAGAAGTGATGTAAAAGAACGCAAAGAAGCAAATAAAGGCACAGAGTTTACTTGTGTCAAAACCAGTTTTAACAGTTTAGTTGAAAATAATTATTTGAATGGTGGAATACAAGAAATAGTATTGAATATTAACAAAATATGCTTTTTGTCTTATCAATTACTCAATTATCATTTTACACGCATTATAGAAGAAAATAAACCATTACCAGAAATTAATCAATCATTATTTTATCAAGCATGTGCAACTGTTTCAGTAATGAAAGAAAGAAAAGAAAAAATAGATAAAAATGATGAATTGTATATTAGTTTTTCCCAATACAAAGAATATTTAGGCGAACTTCCGTTTCGTGATAGAATGGGTAATCTTATAAATAATTTGAATAGACAGCAGTTTACCATGACAAACAATCATCTTGCATTAAACTTTTATAAACGATTTCATAAATATCTGGAAATCAAAACTGGCGAGACAAGAAAAGGAGTAATTTATCACTGGCTAAAAGATATTTATGCTAACGAATATACTGGTAAAAATATTTTCATACAATTTATACGACAATGGTTAAAATATCCTCCAACCGAAGTCAATATAAAAATGCATTCATCTCATTTTGTAAAAATATACCATAAAATATTGAAAACATTTGAAAAATATCCTTATTCTAAACATATAAGAACCTTCAATTTATTACCAACGAAAAACTCGTTTACACTTTCTACCATTGAAATATGTAGTAGTTGTTTGAAAGATATTATTGGATATTTTACAAAACAACCAGTTCCAGACGATTTCAAAGAAAACAAATCTGTGTATTGGTATGAGTTTTTCAAAATTGAAAAATATGAAACAAAGAACCGCCAGTTTGCAAATACCATTTATACCGATGGTAAGGTTGCGGTTATACGATTAAGAAAACCAAAGTTTGAAGCACTTAAACCCAAAGATATTAAGAAAGCCCAATATGAGCAATATGTGGGTATTGATCCGGGCGTTCGTTCATTACAAACATCTTGTAATAATGAAGATAGAGTATTAGAAACAACCACTCCAAGTTATAGAAACGATTGTAAAATGAAATATGCTTGTAGAAAACGAGAAATGTGGTATAAAAGATGGGAACATTATGAAATGTGGCGTAGTATACCGAGTTTCAAAACAACCAATTTACAAAAAATGCGTCAATATTTTGAGCATGTATACCCAAATCTAAATACCATTTTCAATTTTCATCTATATAAGAACTTTCGTGGTTTATCATTTCGTTCATATTGTCGTGGTAAAGCAACTATGCATAAACTATGTAAAACTATTGTTGAAAATAAGAACACTTTAGTTGGGTTTGGTGATTTTTCACAACAACATGGTTTAGTAAAGAAACACCCAACCGCACCTATTCTTAAGTTCAAACACGAATGGCGACGATATTGTGATGTAATTGATATAGATGAATGGGGAACAAGTAAGACATGTAATAAATGTTTTCAACCGATAGAATTATACAAAAATAGAATAATTAGGAAAAAAAGAGATGGAACATATACAAAAGCAAGAATGTCTCCTATCAACAGTATAATCCGTTGTAAACTCAACGAGTGTAAATTATGCTGTATGGATAGAGACATTAACGCTTCCAAGAACATTCTGTTTTTACTTCAATTACAAAAAGAAGGAAAAAAGAGACCAGATTGTTTTAACCCAAAAAAGATTATGAACGATTGTGATACTCCCTTATGGGATGATAAGCATATCGTGGCGTGAAATCCGCAATTACCTTTTGTTTTTTAGCGTCTATAATGGGCGTTTTAAATGTGCAAAGGTGTAAGCAAGAGTTGATGTTATTTTTTGTAATAATTGGTTTGATGCACTACTGCATTCTTTAATGGTAGAGCGACACAAGGCACAATCGACCGTTACTTTGTTAGTTGATTTGATTTGACCAATGACGCAGTCGCCGCAAAATGAATGGTTGCAACCAAGCTGAACCATCGTGTCATTCGTCATATCGGTATAACAGATTGGACATTCACCGTGAGTTTCCTTCATCAACGACGAATTATGATTTGTCTTTATAGGGTTTTTAGTAGTAAAGGTAGGTAATCGATGAACCCGGTAATAGGAATCCATATGATTATTTAACCAATATCGAATACGACCCATATCCAAGAGGTGTCGTCCACTGTTTTGTATAATAATTTTTAATTTATCTATAGCAAAACTCATTGCGTTTAAGTTTGACCAATTCTCTAGATTTGCGACAAGTCGGCTGAATAGGTCATAATTTTCTTGAAAATATATATCAATAATTGGTCTTGGATTGGTTGAATGGTCGTTACGCAATTCATTTTCAGCATACTCAATGTAATACGCATGCAACTTTTTGTTATACTCGTTTAAAGTTGTTCGCGGATTTGAATCCAATTGATGTAATTTTGCCAAGATTTTACAATCACTCATGGATAATTTATTTATCCATTTTTTATGAGTTTTTTCTCCATTTGGATGACTTCGTAAATAACGGCAGGTAGTTAAATACATATACTGAGCACATGTATGTAATTTGTCAATATCGGCATGATTACATTTTCGAATATTGTGCCCGGTAGATTGGCAAAAGGAACAGCAGCGAGCAGTATTCACCCTAGAAGTAGGTACAACAAAGACATTTGGATTATATTCGAGTGAACTGAGGTCAATAATTTCAGGTTGGGTTATTGCGGACATTTAAGTAATTTTAGATTGGTTTTTTTTGGGGTTGTTTTATATAATTTTTGTAAAAAAGTATTTCAATTTTTTGTAATATTTTTCTATTGTTTTCAATTCATATTGAAGAATAATATATTTATCAACGTGAATAAATATATTATACATCCGTATCCATCTCAACTTGAATACTGTCGGCACGCTGTTCGTTTACTGCAGCGGTAGAATTGACGTCATCCTGTTTAATCACATTTTCACGTAACATTTCATTACGAATATTTGTAGTCTCCACGTCAGCTGCTTCGCGTTCCTCGAAATCAACCGTCTCGCGAACGCCAATCAAATTACCTTGATCATCCATGGTTTGGGTCAATACGTTACCCGATTTTTCGGCCAATTTAATGTTTTCCTCGATTGCCTTCTTCTTCGTATCTTTAATACGTTGTTCAAATTCTTGCTTTGCTTTGGTCTCATTTTTCATTTTTTCTTGATGAAGTTTGTTCAACTCCTCCTCCATAAATTCGACGCGCCCGGTCTTGTAAGCATCTGGATCCCAAGGAATCCACATACCCACTGGTCCTACAAAAATATCGTGATTCGGATCATACTCGCGCAATTTCTTGCACTGCATTTCGGCTTCTTCTTGGGTTGAAAATACACCACGAACTTTCAATCCTCTTACCGATGTTTGGAATGCATTCTCTCGTTGAAATTGTGTAGCAATACGGTCTTCGTTCTTGTCCATAAATGTATGAAAGTCGTCGTCAACTGACAATTCCTTTAATTTTACCTCTTCTTCTTTAGAGAATTCATTGAAATCATTCATAACATCTTCCACATTTAGGTTATATTTGTAAGACAAGAAATGGATAAAGTCGAAAAATTTAGTCATTGATTTAGTAAAATCCCATTGCTTTAGAAAATGATCGAAAAAATATAATTCACGCTTCTTCAAAATCTTTTCGGGGGAAACAAATGACATACAGACAAATTTTTGCCCGGCGATCGGTGTATCCTCATCACATAAATCGATGTATTTAGGATTTGGTTTTCCATTATCAAGATTTTTTCGTTCGAACCCAGACATTCTATAATGTATTTAGGGAAATATATGTTTAAGTGTTTTTTAAATAAAATATATTTTCCTTTTTTTTTTATTACTATTATTATATAATAGTGAGAATGTCCTCCACTTTTGATTTAGCTGAATTAGTAAAACGTATCATCAAATACCTAATTGAAGGTCTTGCCGTTGCAATTGTTGCAATGATTGTCCCACGCAAAGCACTTAATGTTGAAGAAATCCTTATTATTGCTTTGACCGCCGCCGCCGCCTTTAGCATCCTAGATGTATTTGTTCCATCAATGGGAACATCCATGCGTGGAGGAGCCGGATTTGGTCTAGGCACAGGTTTGGTCGGAGGTCTAAAACTTGCCGCTGTATAAATCTAATGTGAAATAATGTTGTTTTCAATAAACAATATTATTCGTTTGTTTACACCGTTGGGAAAAACTCCCAATCTAAATCATTACACACCTTCTTCCATATCATATCTTGTTCCAATTGTTTTTCTCGATCTTTCATCATTGGAATATACGGTAAATATTGTGTTTGATCTAGCAATACACAGAGTTGATAAAGGGTGTATGTATAATTAAAAAAATTTGTTCGATTCGCCGGACAATGCACCGCCCATGGCTTCTGTATTTCAATAAATAATACACATAGGGTCTCGTGTAATTCTTCATTCATAATTGGTGGTTTAATACCAAACATCGAATTGATATATTGAATATGTTCGAAATATTTATTTAGTCCTAATTTGCGCAAAATATCGCGCATTTTATCGTAATTGATGAGAGACATGTCTGTAATACGCTCTTTTTTAATGCGATTTCGAATCGATGAAATGACTTCATCGGGTATTTGCGTAGTCTCTTTGGCTTGAAATTGCGACAATATCTCTTTGAAGTGGTTCAACCGAATATAGGCAGTATAAGATACTTCATTCGGTGGCTCTTTGTTCGTTGGTTTTGAACTATCTACAATATAAGTAATAAATTTACCACATTTCATATTATTACATATTAAAATCCCTTCTTCGTCTTGTGGTATAAGCTCCCCTAAATGACATATTTCACATATGTCAGATGGAACTATAAAATCGTGTATATCTAATATTTCATTGTTCACATTTTTCCAATAATTATAA